GTTTGCCCCATAGATCCACCAAATTGCAATGGCCCTTGAGATGTTGAATACCAACCAATTTGATTGCCAGGAATAAAAATTTGTTGGCCTTCAAACCAGGCTTTTGAGCAATCACCTAATGCGTATAATTGATTAGGATTTGCACCATACTCAAATGATGATAGCGACACAATAGGCGCGTTGTATGGGTGCAAAGCGTAATAGCCTCCTGAATTTGAAAACCTAATCCGTTGTGTTTCTGTGTATTCATCTGCTACAAGATTTTGGTTAAAGTATTCATTCATGTATGAAGAAGCGCGCAAAATAACCTGGGCTAATTCTGCATCTTGAGCCGCGGCATTTCCGCCCACAACAAGCATGTCAATGTTGAGCGCTGTTGGAGCGTTTCTGTATTCGGCTACCGTGACATAAGGATTTTCATTACTTGTATCGGGCGTAATACCAACGGTCATTATTTATTCTCCATCTCGCGGTGTTTCTTGTGACTCGTATCCGCAACGCCCACATTTGCGAAACCAGCCCTCAAAGCCACATTCTACGCAAGTAAATCCGCGCATGCGGTCATCACTAGAAATTGGATTAAGTGATGCTTCAAAAAAACCTTCAGCCTTCATTGCTTTTGCGTGTGCCTTATTTTCTACAGTGTAAATACCCTGGCGATCAGTGAAATAACTTTTGCCGCCAATAACAGTTTCTTTAACACCTCTGTCAGGTGCTACCCATCTACCCATTTTGCCTCCTAGTTAATTGGGAAAGGGTGCGGCTTTTACACCGCACCCCTCCCTTCTTATTAAGTTGTAACTTACGCTGAAACGATACCTGAAACTGCGCCATTCCATGCAGGAGCGGTGCAGAAGAAAGTTCCGCGGAAGTATGTTGAGAAGTCATAAGTGAACTGAGTTACTGGCCACTGGATACCCATGTAGTCCTGTACTAAGAAGTTCGCCCAAACATCTGATACCTGTGTGTCAGGAATTGGCAGAGTCCATGAAAGAACTGGTGCAACACCTGGGTTAAGCCACGGGTGAACCATAATGTCCACGGCCTTACCTGTAACTTCATTCTGAAGTCCTGTAACAATAGAACCGTATGTAGTTCCTGTTGTTCCTGGGCTTTCAATCATCAAACGGTAGTTAGCGGTTGAACCTGACTTGATCGCATCAGATAGTTGCTTACGATCATTTCCGTTCATTAGAACAATGTCTGGATCACCCTTTACATTCTGGTACAAGTTAGCAAAAACAGTTTGGAATTCTACGCCTGGGTTGGCAGTTGAGAAAGCACTGTTGATTGCGTTGTTGAAGCCAGTGTTAGGCCCTAGAACTGTTGGAAGAATTCCGTCATAACCAGTTGCATAAGCAGATGTATCTGTAACAGCGCGCGCCGCATTTGCGCCTGTTGTGCTGTATGCGGCGTTGTTACCTGTTAGACCTGATGCGTTTGCACCCTGAATGGTAAATGTACCAGTTCCCTTGAGTGTTCCCTGGTATAGCACTGTTCCTGATGCTGTTCCAACATAGATGTTGTAACCAAGAGCGCCTGTTACGGCTGTTGCAACTGTGATTGTAAGAACATCACCTGATGCAACGGCTGTTGATTGCTGTGCGGTTAGAATTGACTCACCAAAACCGTTTACAGAAATACCTGCATCTGATGTTAGGTTTACATAGTAAGTTGCGGCGGCAAGTGCTGTTTGTCCTGCGCCTGCAACTGGTGAAGCAAGTGTGAATGTAGGAGCGGCAAGTGCGCCTGAGTAACCTGAAGCAGTACCGCGAGCCATCAGCATCATGCGTTCTTCCATAAGCATTGTTGCGTATAGAGTAGAAGTTGATGACAACTGGCGGAGATCCTGATAACCCATACCTGAGAAGTTTGCATCAAATGAAACCTGATCAGATAGTGAGTATGAGTTGTAAGGCAGAATTAAATCATCTGCGGTGTAGTTAATTTGTGGGCCACGGATTAACTCAAATGGTGTCGCACTATTAGGAGCAAAGTCGTTCTGAGTACTTTCTGTGATACCAGGCCAAATCTGTCCTTGTCCGCCTGTACCTGTACCTGTGTAACCAAGAATACGCTTTACACGGTGTGAAGTACCAACGCCCTTTTTACGGGGAATACGGTTACGGAGTGGAGTCGGGCGTGGTGTAAGCAACTTAGAAGGTGCTTCCAAGTCAAATGCCGCAAAAGATGTACTAAGCGGTGTTGTAAGTGTGATTTCTTTTTGAATGTCCTGCATTGCAACGCGTTGTGCGGCAAGTGCGTTATTCAAACCAGCCGCGGCATCAGATGAAAGAGACTTGCTAAGTGCAAGTGCTTCCATTGCCTGTAGTGGATCGGGTGTTGGTGCTTGTCCTGGAACATGAGAAGCATTTGAAAGGCTCTTGTTAAGTTCACTAGAGAATTCTTCAAAGCGTTCTGCGGCTTCCTTTGGAGTTGCATCACTAAAAAGGTCTGCGACCTTTGGAGCATGTAGCGCCATTGTTATCCTTTCAGAGATAAGTTGTTTGGGTTAGTTACTTATTAAGGGTTTCGTCATACTTAGCAAGAAATTCATCTGCCAGTTGCTTGTATCCCTTAGCAAGTGTTGGGTCAGTTGTTGCTTGTGCTTTCGCTTTGTAAACGGCGGCCTTAGTGAGTAAGTCACTTGTTGCTTTCACATCAATTGGGCTTACTGTTCGCTTTGGGCCTCCACCTACAGCCAAAGATTTAGCGGTTGCCAACTCAGTTTCCAAACTCATTGCTTTAACCTCAGCCGCCTCTTTTGCGGACACAAGGTTTGCAATCTCTGATTTGAGAGCCTTTGTTGCTTTTTCCACCACTTCTTCTACTATGGCTTCTAGTTTTTCTTCTGATTTTTCTTCAGTAGAAACTTCTTCTGTTGCTTCTTCTGTCGCTTCTTCAGTGGGTACTTCTTCGCCTTCTACTGATTTAGTACCTAACTGCGCGGCAATAATTGCTTGTGAGTCAGTAACAATTGCGTTGAATGGAACACCTGCGGTTTCGCCTGATGAAATCATTGTTGCTGTTGTTACATGAGAAGGCTTTGATACATTTGCAAAATCATTTGTTGTAGTCATGCCATGATTTGAACCTGGCTGTGTGCAACCACATTCTAAACACTTAGCAATTTCAGATGATTTGTATGATCCTTCTTTCATGTCATCATCTTCATGTGCTTCCGCTTCTTTCATCTTCTTCTTCATAGCGGCTTCTTTCATAGCGGCTGTGCATTTGCAACCCATCTTGTCGCATGCAGGGCAAACATCTTCTTTTGCCGCCATTTCAATTTCTGTTTCTTCCATTACTTCTCCTTCTGCTTCTTCGCCCTCATACCAAGCATGGAGATGAGCAACGGCTTCTAGTAGGTGTGAAATTGAGCGGATTTCGTTATGGCCCTCTTTCATTTCTTGCGCTTCAATAGAAATGAGATTTGCTAACGCTTCACGAGCGCGCTCATACTCACCTTTATCAAACTTGAAAAGATCGCCCAAAATGGACTCAGGTACGGCAATTGTTTCTGTTCCCACTGGGTTCTCCTTTATTAAATTACCGTCAGATTGTAAACCTTTTTTCTTGCTCTCTGCTTGGTATTTGCCGCCGCGCTTTTTGTATTCGCGAACAACCCAGGCATTTGCATAGGCAGATGGGTACACATCAAACTTTGCTTTAGCCGCTCTAATGACCTCTGCGTATAATTCTTTATCGGCAGGCTCGCCCTTACGCGGTTTAATTACTTGAGATGTATCTTCTTCGCCGTCCTTCTTCTCAATCCATTCTTCTACCTGAACCAAATCCTTTTCACCATCAACAGATTTAGCCAAAACTAATTGGCAATTGGGATTGGCAGGACGATCCACTAAAGAAACTTCCACAATCTGCCCATCAACAATGCGGCCATTTGCCGCTTTTGCGTCTCTTACAACGCGTGGGTTCTTAATACCTACAGAGAAACCTTTGAGTACGCCAGCATCTACCTTTTTAACTGAAACAGGATCTACAACCAACACGCCAATGTAATGTCCATCAGCCTTTGCCTCATACTCTTTAGCAACGCCAGCGGCAATGTTGCTGTGTTGTTCTCTAATGTTTCCACCTGACTTAAACCAGGCGGGCATTGCGCGCTTTAACCAATCGCCATCACAAATCTGTTGATCAATGTCAATTGAGTCATCAGTGGCCTTTCCGTAAACGGTCATTGTGCCGTCTGCGTTGCGGTCAGCCTTCTCAATACTAAAGTATGAGGTGGTTGTTAAATTGCTTGCCATTGATTTCTCCTTGTTTTCCTGTTCACTGGTAATTCTTTTAGCCCATGCTCTGCCAGCGTCTCCGCCCCAAAGCAACCAAGCAATGTAACCTGCACTATCTACGCCCCAACCTTCACCTTTTTTATCAACTTCATGTCGGGCAAAGTAAGAGTTCATTCTCTTTAATGTATCTAATGATAATGCTTTTCCGTTTGATAGGTCGCGGGCGCGAGCAACACCCACGGCTGTTCCGCCACGGCCATGCTTTTCTCTAAGTTCTAATCCGCGTTTTGCGTTATTGCGCACTTCTTGCGGCGGAACAAACCCATCAGCCATAGTTACCCTTTCAAAGCCTTACTGCATACTGTATCAAGTTACTCTTTGCCGTAACGCTCTAAATAAATCCGTTGGGCTTTCTTATCGTCAGCCAATGCCCTTTCTTGCAACTCAAATTTGGGCATGATTGCGTAATCTTCCCAATCCAGGACTTCATCAATCGGTTCATTGCTTTTCATTATGCCTCCTTAGTTACCCATCAAAACACTGCGCAAGTTAGGTTTCCATTTATCAATCTGTTCATAGTAATCTTTTGCGTTCAAATCCCACCCAAATCTTTTAGCAAAGGCATCAGTTACAGCATTGCTTTCGCCTAAAAGCCACTGAGCAAACACTTCAGCATAAGTTTCTTTAGTATTTCTCTTACTATACCTAGAGAAAAGATCAGGGTATTTGCGCCTCAATGGGCCTGTAAATCTACCTGTATCAAAGTTTGCAGGACTATCTACAGTGTGGCCCATTTCATGTGCAATGGTGTAAAGGTTTTCATTAGTGTTATTTGCCGCAGGCATAAACCAACCTCTCCAATCTTTAGGTGCATCTGCCGCGCTCTTAATGTCTTTGACTGAGAACCAAATAGTGTCATGCCCCAAATAGGTGTAAGCCAAAGTATCACCAGCGGCCTCACCATTGATGATCAAGTTGTAACCGCGTTCAACGCCATTGGCATCAAACTTACGCCATTCAGGTAACTTTTCATAGACTTCATCAAAATGAAGCATGAACTGATTTATGTCCTCTTGGCTAGGTGGGTTCTTCAGGTTTCTATCTACTCGCAAAATGTGAACACCTTTTTGATAAATGTCAGCATCTTTTGCTTGATCTCGCAAAATCCCCAATTGAATTTCAGTGTAAGGACTATTTAATAGCGGATCTCTTGCCCTTTTAGCAACCTGGCGATCTATCCAGGCTTCTTCTGTAACTTTTGCCCACGCCCCAGTAGAAACAGGAACAGGGCTAGGAGTAATTACAGGAGCGGTAGGGGCAAGTGATGGTTCTTCATTCATGCCAGGAATTACAGGTAGCAACACGCAACGGCAGTGTGGGTGAGCAGGCGGTTGGGTAGCACCTGATGGAAAAGTATTGCCAATTTGCACCTCAACGCCAGCGTTTTGAGCGCACTTGTCGCATGGATCTGACACATGCCATTCCATCTTCTCAAGTTCTGCTTCTCTGTAACGCTGAATTGTGGCAATAGACATGACACGGTTCTGCTCAGTAATGGCAATTGTCAGCGCTCTTGCAGGGCTTGCCACATGCCTTCCAATCAAAACAGCGGCGCGTTCTGCATCTAAACCTAAATCTATGGAGTCAGCCAGGGCATTACCAATGTCTGTAATGCTTGTTTTAGTCATGCCTCTAATGCTTGCGTTTGTCTGATCTAAGATTTTTTGAAATGCCTGGGGCCTGCGCAACATCAATGATGCGGCTCTATCTCCTGGTTGCCATTTAGACCAATCAATGTAGCCGTCATCAGCCTTATTCAAAGCCTCTGTTCTTTGTATCCATTCACCAGCGGCAACTTCACCTAGAACATAAGCCTCAGCCCATGTGCGCCATAAAACAGAAGCAAGCGCCTCAGTACGCAAGTTAGTTAAATTCATAATCGCCCATGCGCGGGCGCGAGCGCGATCCCTTGCAAGGTTATCTGTAGTTACAGGGTGCGTTTCCTGATAAGCGTTAAAGACTTGTTTGAAGTCCGCCAACTCTCGCAGTGCCGCTCTAATCTTTACTGCGTTCTTTGCCGCTATGCGCCCATCTGCCTCAAGAGCGCCCTCAATCATGTTAGATAAGCCTTAGCCAGCGCCCTAGCGGTTTCTAAATCGCCATCAAAAGCACAACGGTTAAGAGCATCTCCCACAATTGGATCTAATGATTTGAACTCAAAGAGTCTTGCGCGCTTGCCCTTTGCCGCCCATTTCATAAATGCTTTTACTTCTGTTACTTCTTCTTCTTCAGGCTTAACCTCTGTTGCAGGTTTTTCCTCAAGCGTGTCAGGAGTTACAGGAGCATCAGGTGTTGCATCAGGGCCACTCAATGTTGGAGCAACAGAAGCAGTAGCCGCATCAATCAATCCATCAGGTGAGAATAAGTAAACGCTTGCTCCGCTTACAAGAATTGGCATGTCTGCTTGTGGTGTATCAAGCAATGGCAAACCTAGTTCAGAACGGCGCTCATTAACTGACTTACCCGCAGATGTAATTTCAATTTGGTTCTTACGCGCATTTTCTTCTGTGTCTCTGCGCTCTGATGTAAGCAACTTAAATTCAAGTTCTCGCGGCATACCTAAGTATGTGTATGAAAGGTTTGTGATTTGCTTTGCGATCCAGTTAGCAAGCGGGCCAATGCCAATTGCTTCTGCGTTCTCTGCTTGTCCTTCTGAGAAACCAGCCCCGCCTAATCCGCCCTTTGGTGAAAAACCAATTTCCGCAGGTTGTACGCCAAAGTGTCCGCAAATAGAAGTAATTAAATAATCATCAAGTGTGTCTTTGAACTTCTCGCCATAACCATCATTAACAATAGGCGCTAAACCTTTTGGCAATAGGCGGGCGCGCTTGCGCTGTTGTGTCTGTCCTGCCAAATCATCATTAAGAATACGCTCATAAGCAAGCAAGAGATCAGGGTTAGTTCCCCAATCTTCATCAGTTGTAAACATCAGTTCAGGCAATACGCCATCTGTGTACTCTGCTCTGATCCACTGTTGGCGGCGCAGGTAAATGTCAGCCAGTGGTAGCGCTCGCTCTACTGGGCTAAATCCGTAAACAGTTGTTGATCTACGGTTCTTAACCATGTAAGCCAATTGATCAGAAGTAAATTCACCATCTGCTTTTGGATCTTCTTCTGTTGCAGAAAATTCAGAGCGTGGGAAACCGTAAAGGATTTGTTGGAACGCCGCGTTAGGTGGCAATGGACGCATACCGCGATCATCAATCAATGGCTTAATTGTTGAACCATCAAGAATTTGGAAACCGTATAAATCTCCGCCTACTGTTGGCTGTGGGTAAATTGCCCATGCGTCAATTACAAGAATGTCCTCAACGGCAATGTTGATCCAGTCCTGCCATGTGTATCCGTTTGCTTTGTCAGGGTTTTCCCAAAACTCACGCATGCGGTTAATTTCATCTGTGTACTTTTCGCGAGCCTTAGCCATAGCGCGTACATGATCGCCACCTGACTCAGCCGCAATCTTTTCTGATGCGTCATTGCCTAAAACAATGTCAAAATCAAGTCCGTTAATTTTAGATTTAATTACCTCAATGCAACGGCGCAGAATGTCAATGCTATCTCCTGCATCACGCAATGTTTGAAACGGTACAAGCCGCGTTGGAACAATGTTGATGTTCTGCGCAACCTGGTATTCATAACGGCGCGGTTCAGGCCGTCCAGTTGCAGGATTGATTGGGTTAATCGCACCAGGAATAA